AAGACCGTAAACAAAGCCTTTTTGTCTGCATGTCTTTGCTTCTTTGCCCATTACGAAAGGGGTACAAAATGGGAATTGCAGCAAAGGCATTGCCAAGAGGCTTGAAATAAAGACATTCTTCAGCGCATTTACAATGTTCAATACATAAATCAATTAGCAAGTAATCGGGACATCAAAAAGTCCGCGGTTTACTGTTGGCAAATTGCGGGCATTTTCTGTTCTTTAAATAAAGCACCGAGCTCAATTGGCTGCCGTTCCCCTCCGCTTGTTCTTCATTTTCGGATTTCAACAATCGCGAAATGGAGGACAAGCCCTATGGCTAAATTTGAAAGAAAGACGAATTACCGGGAAAAATACCCAGGCTTAAGCGATGAAATCATTGAAACGCTGGAAAAAAGCGACCGAAAGATGGAATACCAGCAGTACGACCTGAAGATGGAAAGATACAGGATTGACTACAACAAAGGAACCGTTACATATATCCCTAGCCGGGAGGACTCCTTTGACCGGCTTCTGGAGGAACACAGGCAGTTTGCCTCCGATGCCGAAAGCGTGGAAGATGCCGCTGTGAAAGCCGTTATGATCGAAAAAATGCTGAACTGCCTCAAGCTGCTTGACCCGGAAGAACAGGAGCTGATCACCGAGCTGTTCTTCAATGGCAAAAGTGAGCGCCGGCTGTCGGCGGAAACGGGGATAGCACAAAGAACTATCAACGACAGGAAGGTTAAAATTCTCGGTAAATTAAAAAAACTTATGGAAAAGTAAAAAATTTTCCGCTCAACCCCCTCGCTCAACGTGGAAGTAGGTGAGGGGGTTTTTCTATTCTCCCTTTTGCTCCTTGAAAATTTCAAATCCGGCAGCATAAATACATGAGCTGTCCGGCCGTGATGAGCGGCAGCGACGTTGACGGGCGCGCGAAGACTGCCTGCGGATGGGTGACAGACATCCGTCGAACCGATGGCATCGAAGGTGACGAGCGGGAACGCCCGGTCATAAAACGGTCTGTGGTGGGCCGTATCGCAATGAAATGGACAGTGACAATGCTACTTCCGTCCAGCCACAGACTCAAGCAATGGGGGCGGCTCGCAGAGATCCTGGGAGAGGTGAAATTCCTATGAGGTTTGCCGACCACAAACCGTTTATGCTGCCGCCCTGTGAGCCGCAAGGCTTTTCGCTTCGGGAAGTAGTGTCGAATAGAAGCGGCAATTCATAATGAAGAACAAGCAGATCATTTTTTGATCTTGGAAACTATGCGGCAGGGCGGTCTTTTCCGTCCTGCCGTACCCTTCTGAGATTAAATTCAAAACATCAAGGAGGAAAACAAGATGGAAAAGGAAGCATTAGAAGAAGTTCAAACCTTTTGGAACCAGGAAGAACAAAAACGCGCCTGGACTTACAGCCGGATTGACGCGCCCGATGATGCACACGGCCGTTTAAAGAGCCAGAAAAAAGAACTGTATGATTATGCCGAACAGCTGGGATTTGTAGTAGTCGGAAGCTCTGAAGATCTTAGCAGCGGGCTGGATTTCAAGCGCGCCGGAATTATGGAAGTCATGAAAGCCGCCGCGGACGGGAAATTTGATGTCCTGCTGGTAAGAAGGCTAGTCTGCCTGGGTCGGGACACCACCAAAACGCTTGAGTTTCTGAGGGGATTGGATCAGCTGGGCATCAAGCTTTATTCACCGCTGGAAGGCCAAATCCAGCTGGAATATCATAGTCCTTCCCTTTCTCCGCGGTAAACAGGGGGTGAACGATATGTCAAAGAATCAGGCAGCCAATGAGGTGAAATACAAGGTGGCGGTGAAGCTGCTGGACATCATGCTCCGCAACGGCTTTATCTCCCCCGCTGAGTGCAAAAAAATCGACGAATTGAACCGTCTGACTTTCACGCCTGAGCTTTCCGAGGTATATGCGTAAAAACACCTGGATATTGAAACCGATTGATGGTATTGTGTGTTGCTGACAGGAGTCCAAAAACGAGAGAAAGGAGTGAACCCATGGCTAAGAACGTTGTAAAAATAGAGCCTGTCAGGCAGCAGGTCGTCCGGCAATTACAGCCGATAAAGCGGGTTTGCGCCTATTGCCGGGTAAGCACCGACTCCCGTGAGCAGCAGAATTCCTTTACCGCACAGTTGGAGTATTACACCGCCTTGATTGAAAACAAGGAGGACTGGCAGTTTGCCGGAATCTACGCCGATGAGGCAAGAAGCGGGACGAAGCTGCAAAAAAGAGATGACTTTTTGAGGATGATGAAGGACTGCGAGGACGGGAAGCTTGATATGATCATCACGAAATCCCTGACCCGGTTCGCCAGAAACACCGTGGACAGCATCCAGGCAATCCGCCGCTTGAAGGAGCTTGGCGTCGCCGTATTTTTTGAAAAGGAGCATATTGACAGCCTGTCGGAGAAAAGCGAGCTGATGCTGACCATTTTAAGCTCTCTGGCCCAGGGCGAAGCCGAAAGCATCTCCACCAACAATAAATGGGCGGCAGTAAAGCGCTTTCAGGACGGAACCTTCATCCTCGGAACTCCCGCATACGGCTATGCCAAGGACGAAAACGGCGAGCTGATAATTCAGGAGGAAGAAGCCGCGGCAGTCCGGCGCATTTTCCGGGAATACTTAAACGGCAAGGGCACTTACGCGATCGCCAGGGATTTGTCGGAGGAAGGAATCCCCACCATACGCTCGGCTGAGAAGTGGAGCGACGGCGTGATAAAGGAAATGCTGCTGAATCCCATTTACACCGGAAATCTGCTTCATCAGAAAACCATGACCACAGAGGTGCTGCCCTTTAAGCGAAAGAGAAACAAGGGTCAGCTTCCTCAGTATCTGGTGGAGGACAACCATGAGCCCATTATCTCACGGGAACAGGCGGAGGCGGTCAGGGAAATCCTTGAGTACCGCAGGAAGCGGATGGGGGCGGACAATTCGGAGAAATACCAGAGCCGGTACGCCTTCAGCGGCAAAATCCTCTGCGGCGAATGCGGGGGTACGTTCCGGAGGCAGAAAATCTACATCGGCAAGCCTTATGAAAAAATCCAATGGTGCTGCCGCCAGCATATTTTGGACAACACCAAATGCCGCCAGAAGGCGATCCGGGAGGATGATGTTCAATGGGCTTTCACCGTGATGTGGAATAAGCTCGTAAGCAATTATGACGAAATACTCACTCCTCTGCTGGATACGCTTAAAAAGCTCAGAATGGACGAGCGGCAGGAGCGGGAAATCGGGGAATGCAGCAACAGAATCATGGAGCTGACAGAGCAGGGTCATATCCTCAGCAGGCTGGTATCAAAAGGGTATATCGACCCTGCGGTATTTATAGAGCGGCAAAATGCACTGACTATAGAGCTTGCCGCTGTGAAAAAGAAAAGGAGCCAGCTTCTGGATAATAACGGCTTCGACCGGGAGATCGCCGGAACAGAGAAGCTGCTGGATCTGATCAGAAACAATCCTCACGTTATTGAAGAATATCGTGAGGATTTATTTTTACAGGCGATAGACAAGGTCATCGTACAGAAAAAGGGACAAATCACCTTCCGGCTCATCAACCGGCTGGAGCTGTCCGAACCCTGCGGGAAGGAGGCGATGGAGGATGACGCAAAGGCACATGCCCATCGGGTATAAGCTGGCGGACGGTAAAATACAGCTTGATGAACCCAAGGCGGCTGTTGTAAAAAGGATATTCGCGGACTATCTGTCCGGTATCTCTACCTCTGCCCTTGCCAAGCGGCTTACCGAAATGGGCTTTCCGAACGCCAACAGCAAAGCCTCCTGGAACCATGGCTCCATCGGCAGGATACTGGAGAATGTCAAATACCTTGGGGATGAATTCTACCCGCAGATGATTGATGCCGAGCTGTTCGAGCAGGTGCAGAAACGCCGCAGGGAGCGTTGTAGGCAGCTGGGGCGAAGCATCCAGCCAAACAGCGAGAACCGCCAATACCCATTCACCGGAAAGCTACGGTGCGGGGAATGCGGCGAGGTTTACCGCAAATACATCGAGCACTGCGGCAGAACGTCGGAGAAGTCCTTCTGGAAGTGCAAGAGGTATATTTACAAGAACCGGGTGTGCTGCCGTTGCGGTTTCCTCTCGGATGAACAGATTGAAAAAGCCTTCCTTGAGACAGCCAACCGGATTATTGCGAGGATGCAAATTCTCGACCGGAAGCCTAAGAGGGAGCCAATTCCCAATAACCCCGAATTTAATAGCTTGGATCAGCGCATTAAGGAGCTGGAAGCAGAAGGGCGGTGTTCGTCCAAGGAGCTTCCGGCTCTTATTTTTAAGCGGGCACAAGCCCTTTACAAAACGGCAAGGGTCAATGACACCGAATATAACACCGAAAAGATGAAGCAGGCGTTTTCTGACAGGCAGCCTCTTGCGGAATTCGATGAGGAACTGTTTCTGACGGTGATAAAGCAAATCACGGTCTACGCCGACCATCGGCTGGTGCTTGAATTTATAAACGGATTAACCATGGAAACCGGATACTAAACCAAGGAAGGAGAAGCAATGATGCAGACAGCGACAGCTAAAAAGAAAAGCATATCCGTCATACCGTCCAAGCCGGAGTATGACAGGAGCATAAAGCCCCAGTTCAAAGCCCTGCGGGTGGCGGCATACTGCCGCGTCAGCACCACGCTGGAGCAGCAGGAAACCAGCTACGAGGCCCAGGTTTCCTACTATACCGAGAAAATAAAGAGCAATCCCAACTGGAAGCTCGCCGGAATCTACGCCGATGACGGCAAGAGCGCCACAAACACCAAAAAGCGTGATGACTTCAATGCCATGATCGAGGACTGCATGGCCGGAAAAATCGACATGATCATCACCAAGTCGGTCAGCCGCTTTGCCAGAAACACGGTGGACAGTCTCCAGAACATACGAAAGCTCAAGGAAAAGAACATCGCCGTCTTTTTTGAGAAAGAGGGCGTGAACACGCTGGAGAGCATCGGTGAGCTGTTAATCACCATCCTGAGCAGCCAGGCGCAGGAGGAAAGCCGGAACCTCAGCGAAAACACCCGGTGGGGCGTTGTCAGAAGGTTTGAGAACGGCATCGTCTCGGTAAACCACAATAAGTTTTTAGGCTACACCAAGGATAAGAACGGCGAGCTGGTCATTGTGCCGGAGGAGGCGGAGCTGGTCAGACGGATTTTTCGCCTTTACCTTGAAGGAAACAGTATCATACAGATTACCAGGATATTAGAGTCTGAGGGCATCAAAACCGTTACCGGACGTACCAAGTGGTGTCCCGGCGTCATTGACAAAATGCTGAGCAACGAAAAATACATGGGAGACGTCCTCCAGCAGAAAACCTATACCATCGATTTTCTCACCAAAAAGCGGGTGAAGAATAACGGCATCGTCCCCCAGTATTACATAGAGGATGACCATGAAGCCATTATCCCCAAGGAGCTTTATTATCAGGTGCAGGAGGAAAAAGCGAGGCGGGCAAGCCTTCATAAATCCGCGGTCGCCAGGAAGGAAAAGAAGGAGAAAAGCAAATACAGTTCCAAATTCGCTTTAAGTGACATCATGGTCTGCAAGGAATGCGGTCAGCCATACCGCAGGCAGGTATGGTCGAAATACGGGCAGAAAACCGCCGTTTGGAGATGTGAGAACCGCCTGAAGAACGGAACCAGGAACTGCAAGCACTCCCCCACGTTCAAGGAGGATATCCTGCATGAAGCAATAATGACGGCCATCAACAGCGTCGTGGAAAACCGCGGCGAGTTTATCGGAGCCTTCCGCGAGAACGTCATACGGGTCATCGGCAGCTATTCCACAAAAAACGTGACCACCGAATATGACGGGCAAATTGAAAAGCTGCAATCTGAAATGCTGGCCCTGATAGAGGAAAACGCCAGGAAAGGCTCCATCACGGAGGATTTTGACGAACAATACCACAGGATAGCGGAGCAGATCAACGATCTGAAGCAGAAAAAGCTGGAGCTGGTGCGGGAACAGAAAATGGCGGCCAATTTTCAAAAGAGGCTCGAAGAAATGGACGCCTGCCTGAAGAAAACCACCCTCGAGGTCAGGGAGTTTGACAACGACCTGGTTAGGAGGCTCCTGCAGAGCGTCAAA